CTGCGCTGGCCTGCGTCGACGCGGCTACCTTTACCCCTCCCATGCCCAAGGGCGGTGGCCGTGGCCTGACCAAGGACGCGCAGCGCGCCGGAAATAACGCCATCGACGGCGACGTCCGCAAGATGTTCGTGGCCGCCGACGACAAGACTTCCAAGGCCGCACCAGGACTACTGATGAACCAGATGGCCTATGCCGTAAAGTCGGGCAATTTCGGTGACTTCCGCAAAATCATGGCCTCTGGCCACTTAGTAGGGATGAACAAAATCCCGCCCATCGTCCGCAAGATTGCCGGCGACCAGAACTACGATCGCGCGTTCAAGAAAGCCAAGAACTACTATAACACGACCAACATCGTGCTTTCGGACTATGGCACGCAGGGCTTTGTCCAAGAGATTAAGCCCAACCATAACCGCATAAAAGGAAAGTTCGGCGGCCGCATCCCTCTGAAGGTTCGCCCGGTCAAGGTGCCCATGCTCGTGGACAGCGCCAAGGACTTAAAGGCATACATCGAGGAACGGCAACTGATGGTCGGCTCAATCAAGTCTGGCTGGCTTATGGCTCTCCTGTCACTTCCCAAGCCTATCATCAAGGGCGTGCCTAAGAACGTGGGCGTCGAGCTGATGAAGCCAGCCTGGATTAAACGCCATAATAACACTATTGGCCGTAGCACCACTAACGCCAACCAGAACCTTGTCGAAGTCTCGGTCACCAATACCAACGGCAACATCAATAACATCGCCGTGACAGCAGACACCCTTGGTCTTGTCTATGGCAACCGCGTGAAGCAAATGCGGGACCGATTCAGGAAGCACTTTGACGACACAATCACGGCGACTAATAACAAGCGCCGCATCCGCTAACCACTTATGGGAACCAAATCCATCCGCCACATCGTAGAGGCCACCCTCGCCACCTACCTATCCACCCAGACCGGGCTGACCACCGTGGCCTTCCTGACGGGCGACAGCGCCGCGACCCAGACCCTGCCCAAGGCCGTGGTCCTATGCGAGTCCGCCCGCAGCCCTGCCGACCTCCCCGAGGGTGAAGGCAACTTCAGCTGCTCGGTCCGCATCACCCTGTTCTCGAACGCCGACGACACGACCCTCGCCGATCACCGTGCCCGCTGTGCCGCCGTGTCCGGCAATATGCGCGACCTGACCTCCATCAAGGCGGCCTTCGTCGCTTCGACCGACGCGGCCTGCTACGACGTCACCGTGGTCTCCGAAGACGAGGGCATCGACGAACGCTCCTGGGCGACTTCCTTTGCCTTTGACGTGCTCGTGGTCCTGCCCGCCTAAGCCAATTCCAAAGCCTGCAATTACAAATGGCCGCCATCTCAAACGGAACCACCTGTATCTACGGAGTCGCGGGTACTGTCACCAACCTGTTCGTCCAGAGCTACAGCCTCTCGTCCTCGTTCAACGCTGACGTCACCGTGGTCGACGAGACGGGTATCACCAAGACCCACCGCTTGGATGACCGCAAAAGCGAGCTGACGGTCGAAGGCATCGCCAAGACAACGACCATGCCCGTCCTTGGCGCCGCTCTTTCCTTTACGGTCAACACCCTTTCGGCCTACCCGGCTGGCTCTGCTTCCGTATCCTTTGTCGGCACCATCACCAAGATTGACGACAAGGGCTCGAACAAGGGCTTCACCGCCGTCACGATCACGGCGATTGACTACGAAGGCATCACGCCTGCGTAATTGACACCCCCGAAAGGGGGACAGTCTAGAGGACAGTGGACCGTCGCTTCCTCAACGCCTACGTCGACCCGGCTCCCTTCAAGGTTCTGGGTCGAACTCTTTACCCCTGGTGCTTGAAGTACCGGGTGCGCCTGATGGCCTTTGACTCCCCGCTCGTCACCGGCTCCCGCGGCATAACCCCCGCCGACCTTATCTTCGCCTGCCAAGTTTGCGCCGAAGAACCCCTGGGCGGAGCCATCGGCTGGGTCGACAAGCTGCGCATCCTTAGCCTTCAGCGTAACCCCGCCAAGTTTGAGCGCCTGCTGGAAGCCTTTGCCGGCTACATCCTGGTCGCCGACTGGCCGAAGTTCTGGGAGCAGACCAAGACCAAGTCAGGGGGCGGGGACAAGGGCGTACCGTGGCCGCTGTCCATAGTGGCCAACCTGATCGCGTCAGGCGTCCCCGAGCAACGGGCTTGGGAAATGCCGGAGTGTCAGGCCATCTGGCTCAACTCCGCCCTGGCAATCCGCAAGGGTGCGGACGTGGCGATCATGTCGCCCGAGGAAGAAGCCTTCATGGCCGAGGAGGAAGCCAAGGAGGCCGCCGCGGCTGCTTCCAATCCTGCAAAGGAAAGCACCCCCTGACATGGCCCAAGACCTGACAGTCAACATCAAGACGACCTCCGACGTCCCGCAGGCGATGGACAAGGCCAAGTCGGCAACCGTGTCCTTCTCCAAACAGGTCGAGGATATCCAGAAAAAGTTCAGCACGGCGTTCAAGGACATCTTCCTTGGCTTCACCGCCCCGATGGTTATCATTCAGAATGCGATCCAGATGATTTCCGAATCTATCGCAAAGGCAAAGCAGGATGCAAAAGATGGACTCGAACTTATTGCAAAAGGTGAAACGGCGTACGCTAGCACGGATGAAAAACGAATGGCTGCATTTTTTAAGGCCAAAAAAGAACGCGAAGAAGAAAAACGTCTTGTTGAGGCAGGTAAGTCTGAGGTGGCAGCTGAGTTTATAAAGACACCAGAAGGAAAGGCATTGGCAGAGAAGATGGCAGTGGAACGTATCGGAGCATTATCCCCTGGGGCTCAGATTGACATTGAGACACTCAGACACTCGATGCGTGGCGATAAACAGTTTCAACAAGCAGCGCTTGATGCATTCATGAAGTCTGAAGAGGGAAAAAGTTTTATTCCTGCACCCAATGACAAGTCTTCAAGCACATCTTTCAAAGGCCCTGAAGGCTTCTCCAACGTCGTCGGCGTCGGCGCCAACCCGGTCATCGAGGCCATGACCCAGCAGTTGGATGAAGCCAAAAAGACAAACGAACTTCTTTCGCAAATCGCTAACGCCAGTGGAGCACGGACTGCCAGCTGGCTGAACTCCGCAAGCGCACCTGCTCCTTCCCGGGCATCTATGCTGGCCGGAAATAAATAAACTTTATGGCACGTATCGACCAAGGCAACGCACTGACGACCCCCATCCTCCAGCCTGGAGGCAAACTGAGCAACGACGGCTACGGCCTGCTGACGGCCACCTGCGTCTGGAAGGCGAACACAAACAACGACCTTTCGGTCGGCAACCGAGGCTCGACCTGCCCTATCAACGCGGATTGCAATGCTCACAAGTTCAGCGTCACTTATGACAATCTTGGGATGGTCACGATCACCGTAGACTACATCGGCATCGACTCGACCATCAACGAAGGTCTCTACACTAACCCGGAAGTTGCTTCGTCAAACGGCCTGACCTCCGAGAACATCACGACCAACCCGAACTTCTTCACGGCTGGCGGGGATGGATACGCTGGCGTGATTGCCGGAGCCGCCGGAACCTACACCCAGTCGCCCATCGGTCCGCTGGTGGAAATCAAAGACCCCGCTGACTACATCGAGGTAATCCGCGGGAAGTCTGTCGCCATCGCTAACAAGAAACAGTCCTACATCGGCCTGAACGGCGCTTGCTTCGAGGACGTGAACGGCGGTCGCTTCATCGGTTTCGTCAAGGCAGCTGATAAGCACTTCTACGGAAAGACCAACTACCTTGCCCCGCAGTCGTCCTTCTCTGGGCATTTCTACACGACCTCGGATCTAGAGGTTAAGAATATGCTTTCCTACCTCGGCACGACCTCCCGCGACAATGATTGGTCCAGCGTCCTCCCTCCTATCATCCCTAACTACGCAGGCACCTCTTGGATTTCCAGCGCGGCCAACGGATCGTTCAATCAGCTGCTCTTGTCCCAGGTCAACGTGCAGGACTACGGATCACTGTATAAGGTCAACTACGAGGTGCGCTACAGCGTTGTCGGCTGGCACGATAAGGTCTACCGCGACAACCGCCTGATCTGAACATGAGCCTACAACCCGGCGACGGATACACCTTCAAGGCTTCGTCTAGCGGGTTTTCCCTAGACATCGAGAAGCCATGGTCGGCTTCATCTGGCGAGGGCCTATGGCTTGGCGTCCTTTTACCAGACCCTCCCCTTCCGCCCGACCCTCCCGTACCGCCTATCAACCCGGACTTGCCTCCGTTCGTTGACCCTTTTGCTGCCAAGCCGAAGCCGTTGCAGTTCCAATGCGGGATGGTGTCTTTGCCCGTCTCAGGGACTCCGGCCCCCGTCCTACAGGTCGCCTTGGGCTCGGTGACCTATACGCATTCCTTGATGCCCCTCATCAAGAAGGCGCCGTTTACTGACCACCGCCAAGCCTACATTAACTTTGCGGCGGTGCTGTCCTCTGGCGTCGCGCCTGTGACTGTCGGGGATTCTAGCTCGCCTTGGATGCTGGGCGGCGGAGGTTACGCGCTGACGGGCACGGGCCGCTGGTTCGTCACCCTGTCGAAGTGGGACGCTGGCAACGGCGAGTTTTCCGCCGGACTGCTTGACCAAAACCTCCCCTGGGTGTCTATCGTCAAGGACGGCTCCGATCAGTTCAATAAGCTCTTCGTGGACTCTGGTCCGTCGCTTTATCAGAATAAGACCAACGTGCAGAAGATGTCCGGCTATGACGCGGCATCCACCGGGCTGACCACCGACTGGGGCAACTGCCACACCACTTGGTTCAACCCTCGGTTCTTCGGTCACCACGTCCGGGTGCTGGCCGTCATCGATTCCATCGCGGCCACGCCTTGCACCGTCTCGGTCGTTCAGGTCAGGGCCGGCAGCGCGACCGTCAATGAAGTCCAGCAGATCATCTTTGTCGGCATCTACAAATCGGGAACGGTGACGTTCACCTATGGCGCCGCTACGACTACGACCTCGTTCGATCCTGGCACCCAGACCGGCTATGATTTGCAACAGTGCCTGAACACGATCCCAGCGCTGAACAACAATGTCACAGTCCAGCAGGCTGGCCCAGGCGTGTTCCAAGTCGAGTTTACGAACAGCCTTAGGACGACGGACGTGGCCTTGCTCACGGTGAACTCAAGCCTCACTTCCTTCACCACTTGGTACTCGGTCTATCAGTGCGCCGTCGGCTCTCAGGACATCGTCATCCCCTGCGAGCTCAATGCCACGCAGCTGATGAACGTATCCGGCAAGACCGAGGCACAGGACCCTTATAATCTGAACGCGGCCACGACCCCCGTGAAGTGGGCCCACGTGGTAAATTACGAGGATGCCTACGCGGCCAACGCCCTGACGTTCACGCCGGCTTGGGCTACCCCGGTCATTAACGACACGACGCCGCGCACGTTCACGAAACGCATTCTGGACTACGGCGAGGTTTCCGGATGCACTGCCGAACCGACGACGGACCACCCCTTCAAGGTCATCCACGTCAGCACGGTCGGGGCAAACTCCACCTACTCCATCGTCTCGGGCACGGTCAACAACGTCACCCCTGGCAACATCGCCAGCACGATCACAGTCTCGACGGGGGCCTTCGAGGTATGGGTCAAAGCACCTTACGCGGCGGGCGTATACCCGGCGACTTCTGGCTTCGAGTGGAACCTAGGAACGCCTGTGCCAGCCGATACAAACACGGAGGCTTATATCCGCGTGGCCACCGTCAACGGCGCTACCGTCACGCAGTACGTCACCGGCTCGCTCTGGTCTGACCGCATCAAGATGGGCACGCAGACGGCGCGCTACTACCACGCCCGCATCTGATGGGCGTAATCATCGGAGACAACGACGCGCTCACGGGCGACTACTACAGCACGTGGGGGAAGTTGCGGACTGCTATCGTCGGACAGGACTCAGGACAAGGTTATGACGTCATGACTCTCGGATCTCATAATATCGAATACACGGCAGGCGGCGGCTTCCTAACGGACAACGACACCCCTGTGCGCTTCGATATGCGCTACGACAGCACGACGTGGCCTCCGGGTTTCTACAGGCCGACGTTTGCCTTTTATGAAAACACTATCGGAGGAACCAGCGGCTGGTACGCTGAACTGTTTGCTCCCTCCCCCTCCCTGACCGACGAGGACATCACCGAACTGACGGGGGAGACCGTCGTGGCCTCTGGCACAATCGGGACGTTTACCATCGCCGCGTCTTTCTTTACTCCTGGGCAACTGATACAGGCGGGCTCGGGCTTTACGCCCCCCTACCCGGTCGAGCAGCCCATCTCCTCGGTCGGCAAACTTAACGCCTTCTGACCCCCCCCTTCCAATCGGGGCAAGGTTAAGACCCGATGAGCTGCACTAATCAAGTAACCGTCTCGCAGGGTAACACCTTCGCCTGCACCTTTACCTGGACGCCCGGGGCGACGGGCCCGGCCAATCTGCTGACCACGACCCTTAGCTCGTCCCTTGAAGACCGCCAAGGCAACGTCTATGACATGACGGTGACCAAGGCCGGAGACGGCCTGTCCTTCACCGTAACCTACCCGGGCTCGACCGCTGACTGGGCCATCGGCCTCGGCAAGTGGGACATCAAGTTCGTCTTCCCCGGCTCGACCATCTCGCGCACCGAACTCTTCCGCGTCAACGTCATCGACTCCGTCACCGTCTAAGCCATGCCTGACGCGACGATCACCTCGACGGCTTCGACCTTCGGGACCATCTCGGGGGTATTTTCCGCTGACCAGTCCACCATCACCGGCACGGTCACTGGCACGGTCCCCGGCACCCTGACGGGTTCGGTCGGCGTCCCCGGGCCTGCGGGCCCTGCTGGTCAGGGCGTTCCTGCTGGTGGCACGGCTGGCCAGTACCTCCAGAAGATTGACGGCACGAACTACAACACCGACTGGGTGACGCTAAACCTCGGCAACTACGCCTTGCTTTCGGGGGCTGACTTTACGGGCCGCGTCAGCGTCCCTAGCATTACCGGAGACGAAGTCGTAGTTATACCAGGGTTCAATATCGTCCCCACCCAAACTGAACCCACCCAAAAGGTGGACGGCGATCTGTGGGTTTACGACGACGAGGGTCTGACACCTTCTAAGTTCAGGGTATTCTTGGAAAGCGAGACGCAGAACATCGCCACGGAGTCGTGGGTAACTACGAGCTTTTCGCCGAAAGCCTCGCCTGTCTTTACGGGAGACCCAAGGGCGCCGACACCGGCCTCTGGCGACAACGACACATCGATTGCCACGACCGCCTTCGTCAAGGTTCAGGGCTACATCACCAGCGCGGCGCTGACGCCCTACCTTACCTCAGCCACCGCGGCCAGCACCTACCAGACTCTGGCGGGAATGTCCTCGTACCTGACGACCTCAGCTGCGGCCTCAACCTACGCAGTGATTGCGGCAGGCCAGCCTGTTGCCGGAAGCACGGGCCAAGTCCTCACCAAGAACTCTGGCACGAACTACGACTCCTCCTGGCAGACCCTCATCCCGGGCGACCGTTACCTGACGACATCGACGACGAGCAACACTGTCAGCAACGGCAACAAGACCTTCACGATCGGCACGGGTCTCTCGTACACGCCGACCCAGAGCATCACGATTTCTTACGACGCGTCGAACCATATGCACGGCGAGGTGCTGACATACAACTCCGGCACGGGTGTGCTGACCGTGGACATCAATCACCACACCGGGTCGGGTACCTACGCCTCTTGGGTGGTCAATGTGGGCGGCGTCACCCCTGCGACCTCGGTAGCTTGGGGAGCCATCACCGGCACGCTCAGCTCGCAGACTGATTTGCAGAGTGCGCTCGACCTCAAGGCCAACCTCGCAAGCCCGACCTTCACTGGCACACCGACCCTGCCGACTGGCACGATCGGCGTCACGCAGTCTCCGGGCAACAACACCACGGCGCTGGCCACGACGGCGTTCGTCACGGCGGCGGTTCCGGCGTTTGCCTCCACGGCTCAGGTCGTTGCGGCTACCTCGACCACCACGTCGCTCGCTCCGGGCAATCAGGGTT